GGAATGTGATTCCACCATCAACTTTAGCGCGAGGGCCTTTAATCTGACCAACATCACTAGGTCTTTGCGTCATCACACCGCTATTTTCTGTCTTTTTTGGGAAACTTTTAGGGGCTTCTTCTGTAGCCATTGGTAAATCTCCTTATTTATTAAGTATTTGTATATATGGTCACATATGTTAACATATTGTCATGTATGGTCACAAGTAAAATCTTGTTATAGATCAATAATATGTAAAGTTTTATGGGTATTGTAAGGCTTTTCATGCTGGGTATAAAAACACCCATATAGTTTTGCTGGTCCTTTTATCTAACTTTATTGGTCTTTTAAATGGGTCTAGGTAAATAGATATTAATAAGTATTTACCTGTTAATTCGCTATTGGATAGAAGTAGTGGGTTATCTGTAATCAAACAATGAGTCGCCTTTGTCTGTAACATAGCTTGTTTCTTGGGCTGTGTTTTCTTTCTTTTTGTTTGGGTAAGCTCTTGTAGTATAACGATTAACTGGTATTTCTTTTATCCAGTCTGGTTCAGTTAACATTTGTTTCATTGGCCAGTTTAGGACTTGGGTGAATTGAGAGAATGCATCTGCTGCGTCTTTTAGGTGGTCTAATGGGAATCTGGTTAGTTGCTTTTCTAGTTTGCCGTCTTTTATTTTGTCTGAGTGGCGGATTTGTTTGAATTGGTAGTATGGGAATAATCCTCTTATTCTTTTCTCTTTATCGCCGCGAGCTGGAACTGGTGTGACTACATAATAAACATTTGATTTTCTTCGCAATTCTTCAACTAATGGGATAAGCATTCCTGAGAAGTTTACGTCTTCAATGCATACCTCAACATCAATATCTTTGCAATATTTAGTTGCTAGTGCATGCAACCATTCTACGGTGTCTCCAGGGGTCATTCGCTTTGTATGATCTTCTAAGACATCAATCATTTGATCTGGCATGAAGTGAGCTAAAATAATACCTACATCACAGGGGTCTTTAGTATTTTCTTTCCCCATAGCAGGGTCACAGAATATATAAATTCTACCGCGTCTTGTTTTTAGTCTTTCTAAACATTCATTGTGTGGAGCCCTAATAAGCCAATTAGGTTTAAACTCCGCCTCTTCCCCGCGGTGAGGAATACATAAATAGTTACATGAAAACCTATAAGTGCCATTGGCTATTCTTAATTTTTCTAAAGATTCTTTGCCGTGGTTTCCTGGAATATCTAACTCTGAAATCTTCTCAACAAACTTATTTTTAAACCTTATCTTACCAGAGTCATCATAAACACCTAATCTAAGCACTCTAAATTGCCCTATAAGCTCGTTTTTCGTGTGGAGCCACCCGTAGAGGTCTTCTTCGTCCCAAGGCGTTCCTGTGATGATTAATTCGCCACCTGGTCTAAGCAAGCTTGTGTATTGTTTATATCTGTCTATGACCTTTTCCCGACCGTCTTGTGTTTTTGAGTTATGCTCGTCTACAATATCGTCTGCCACAATTAAATCATAGTGCTGTCCAGTTTGAGTTCTATCTATCCCAGACGCTGATACGCTTGGAGCTGGCTGAAAGATCTTTCTCCTACTGACTATTAATTCACTGTCAGTCCATTTCTCACCCTCCCAATTCCCGAAAATAAGCTTAAACTCTGGGCTTGTCATAATATTGCTTATTTCTCTCACATACCTCTGGGCTTGCTGATAGACTGACGACTCGTAAAGTATTGATAAATTTGGATTTTGTATTAATCTCCACGAAATATAGGCCATGATAGCAGAGCTTTTAAGATGGTTTCTGGGGATAATTAAAAGCTTGTTTCTATGAGGGGCGGTTAAGAATGGATCAACTAACGTTCTGTGCAATTCATCAAAATCTTTATATCCACATATTTTACGACGGAATTCCCAGTAAGACTCCAAGACTTGTCGCATGGCCAATAGCTTAAAGTCGCTCACGTTTAAATCAATCACTTCACCATGTCGGTTATTAATTATCATCGGGTTAAAAACTCTCTTAGCTTTTCACTGTCATCTACCTGCTTAGCTTCACCCATTTTTCTTATTTTAGTTAGAAGTTCCGCGGCTTTAAGTGATGGGGCTGGTTCATCTGAATCTAACCACCTGATTATTTTATCAATGACATAATCATCCGTTAATGATTGAGAGTTTACGGCAATTGACTGAACCGCTGCCGCAATATGGGGCTCTTTTAAGGCTCGGCAAGCGACGTTTTTAGCGCCACCTTCAGCATATCCAGCGTCAATTGCGGCCTGAGTTCCATTTCCACCATTTAAAATGTAATTTCTGATAAACTTTTTCTTCTTTGGAGAAATCTTTTTTGCAATTAAAGGCCCCGAATTTAAATCGGATTCAGGAGATTTTTCGTCTTCCATATTTTCTCACATTTATTTAACAAATCAAAAAAAGACATTTAACAATTATCTTTCAATTTATTTTAAATATCATATATTTATAAATTGCTCAATAATCAATTTATTTATTCTATTGACTTGTTTTATGACACCTGTCATACGAATCACCATCGACAGTGCCAATCAAGGCACCGATCATAAGCCTGAGGGGGCAAATATGGATCAAGAATTAATTGATATGGCACACGAGTATGACCGTCTCATGAAAGACGCTCTTTATCTTTGTGAATGTGGTCATGAAGTTGAAAACGAAGAAGACTTATGCATTGACTGTCAGTGGGAGACAAAATGAAAAAAGAATCTAATCTTAATTTAAGTATCATTGACCACAACTTAAGTCTCATGATGCTTAAAATCGATCAAATACAATCAATGGACCATTCTCTCATTAATGAAGAAATGGCTCTTATAGGACTTTTAAAAGCCTATTTAGAAAAATGCACTAAGCTTATTAAAGAAATGAGAGATCTATGATAATAACAAGCGAGCATTTTGGAAAGAAGTTGAGACGATCACATTGGCTAAATATGGGTTATTTTATCCCATTAGGTTTTAATCAAAACAAAACATTAGTGATTGGTGAAACTGCTGATGGCTATGGCGATAGCTGGGATGTTTGTCATGAAGATTGGGTTTTATTTGAAGAGCCTAAGAAGAAAGTGATTAAGCGATTAGCTCCAGCTTTAATATGGGCTAAATCAAATATAGTCATAAAAGATGAGTGGTATTGCCTTTCGCCACACCTTTATGAAACATATGAGGAAGCTAAAAAATATCAAGGGCCATATTTTGTTAAATGGCCAGCCTCATATAACATGTTCATTGATGTGGAGGTAGAAGAATGAGAACTTTAATTTATACAATCATTATTGTTGGACTATACGCCTTAGCAGGAACGGTGACTTTATGACAGAAGAAGAACTGATTGATAGTATTAATCAATACGATACTGAATTCGAGCCTTTAATAAAAAAATACGGTCCAAAACTTCAATCTTTCTACCTAGAGATGTTAGAGGACTCTGAAGATAAAGTTAAATTTTTAGGAGCCATAGGCTCTTTATTAATACAACAACTAGACATGCTAAAACAAATGGTTGGCACAAAAAGTGTTGCTAACCTGTTAAATTTATGGGTCGAATTAATTAAAGAGGCTTAACATGGAAGAACTTCCGCTTAAAATAAATAAGTATTTTGATGCATTAAACAATCTTATCCAAGACCTCAACAAAGATGTCAATTTGTCCATTAGTGAAAAACTAAATATCATGATGAGTTTTGGGACAGCTATTCTAAAAACTGTTTTAGAATCTACTGATGAGGATTTTGTTAAATTTTATCATTCAACTATGATAGAACGAGTCTTAGGCTTAAAAACAACATATAAGGAGGATAAATGACTTTTCCAATAACTGGTGCGACTATTACCATAACTATAGCAAACAATTATTTAACAGGATTAGATTCTAATGGGAATGGGTATACAAATGCCCAATGTCTAGAAGAAATAGAACATGCACTTACAGAAGGAATCGAGCTGTTCTATGTGTAATCTAGATAAGCTATTAGATCAAGCAAGACTTGTACACGAGCAAGCCATGATTTATCACGATCCAGATAAGAGAACATTCTCAATATTCCTTCCTCAAAAAGAAGGACAACTTATGCTTATAGGAACAGGCCTTAATTTTGATGCAGCTATGTTTGAAGCTAAACAAACTTTAAAAGCAATTTACGGATAAAATATGAAAAAACTATTATTTACTTTAGCAGTCATAAGCTTCTTTCTTTCTTTTGAAAGAACTGACTACACATGTCTAAACGATTGTCTTCAAAGAGGATATTCTTACGGATATTGCAAAGCTCAGTGTAGCTATTAAAAATGCAAAAAGGCTAGATCGTTAGACCTAACCTTTTTTGCTTTACACAGATTTTATTCTGTGCAACAAATCTTTTATTCGATGAGATTGTGTCTACTAATCACCACATCTGGTGAGAAAAGTCAAACACAATCTTAATGGGTCGACAAGTAAGGCGTTCCTGTCGTTAAACTAAAGCCTACCTAGGACGGCGCTTAATTGCGTGGTGAAAAGCAATACCTCCAAGAATTAAGGCTTATGTGCCAAGCTAAACCAAGAGAGATACGAAAGTATCGAGATCAAGCTTTAGTTAAAGCAAGATCAACGTGCAACTAGGGAGCTACCCCCGCCCTAGGGTAAGAAGCGGCATAAGTGATGATTCTGAAGTACATAGACAGTAAGTAAAGTATGATCCTATACGTATAGATATATTATAATATATAAAAACATGAGTTAATTATATATTTAAACATTTAATACAATGTATCTATAAGCCTAGAGATTATACTCCACGAGCTGATTGTTTACTGAGTGCTCCTTAGTCTGTGTACACGTACACTAGATAGGAGGGGGTTATTGTCTTTAATATTATTGTAAAAAATATAAGATAAATATAAAAATAATAAAGAAACTAAAAGCTAACTAAAAGAATAGAGCATGTAACTAATGTCTAGACTCTACGTATATAAATCAGAAGCTGAAAAATATAAACCTCTTCTTTGTTTAAGAGAAATTGCTAACATAAGAGAATGGACACAAACAGAATTAGCAGAGAAGTTGGGCTGCAGGTTTGAGACTGTTAATCGATGGCTCACAGGTGATTTCTTTCCTTCTAAAGTCTATCTTAAAATCATTCAAAAATTTTGTGATGAAGAAATAAAAAAACTTCTTGACGAAAACATTCTATAGGTTTACTTATGCGTTTACGATAAACAAACAGCCAATAAGGGGGCTAACATGGAATGTTCAAAGCATCATGAAGAAAAGCAGGATCTATTCTCTAACGGAGAATACTATTGTGAGTCCTGTTTCCTAGAAACAATACATCCAGAAGGCGTCTGTGAAGTCTGTGAAGAAGATGCAGACGAAACATACAATGACCACGTCTATTGTCGTACTCATTACGAAATCAGAGGTGATCTATGAACTTCGAAACAACACTTAAATCCGACGATATAAGAATAAAAGGAATTGATGCTGATAATGCCACAGCAATCGTTTATTGGCATCTTGAGATGGAAACTAGGTCATGGGGAGTTAGGGACATCTATCCTGTTGTTGATAAGGTTGCCATAAACTTTGAAACAGAAACAGGTGATATGTCTGTGTCTTTACCGGATGGTTTTATTTACGAGTTTAACCCACGAGGAACAGTTATTTATCCAAGCGACATAGATTACAATCATGAAACAAAAGCTTGCGAAATAAGCTTTTAAGGGGGGGGGCTTATGATAGTCGATAAAATACTAGAAGGTGTCACCAAAGAAGAGGAAGGAAGGCAACGTGGGAATCCTATCCGAATGTCCTCTGCTGGTAAATGTCAAAGAGCTATAGCTTATCAGCTCTACGAGTTTAAGGCAGAGCCTATGTCAGGGAGAGCTTTGATGGTCTTCCGTCTTGGAGATACTGTTGAGGCTGAAATAAAATCTTTGATAAACAAGTATTGTCATGACTTAAAAGTAGAATATCCAAAGGATGATTTTAAAATAGAAATCGATGGCCATGAAGTGACCGGTCATATCGATGGTCTGATTACACATCCTGATAGTCAAATTCTGGAAGTTAAATCTACTAATGGTAATAAATTCAAAATGCTAGAAAAGACAGGTATCCCATATGACTATAAATGTCAGACTACTTGTTACATGAGGGCTTTAGGTTTAAAGAAAACAACATTTATCTTTTACAATAAAGACACGTCTCATATTTTAGAAATTCCTTACCATTTTGAGGAGGAAATATGGGGACAAGTTCAGATAAGGTTTTCAAACATATTTAAAAGCACAAAAGAGAAGTTGCCTGAAAGAGAGTATGGGCCTGATGCTAAAGGAAAACTCCCGTGGCAGTGTTCTTATTGTTCTTACAATAAGCATTGTTGGCCTGATGCAGTAGTTGTTTTTGAAAGAAATAAACCTAATTTATATAGAAAGGGAACTTTATGAAAGTAAGAATTGAAGATATAAAAGCTGAGCAAAGAACTGGTAAAAATGGGCCTTATTGGCTTGTGAGAATCAAAACTGGAAATGGGGGGTGGGCTGGTGGGTTTGTAGATCCATATAGGTATGATCCAAATGTGTTTAAAGTAGGCAATGAGATCGATGTTACTTTAGAACAAAATGGGAAATATACTAATTTTAAACTCCCTCCTCTTCCTAAAGAATCACAGAAGTCCGATCATCTCATGGAGGGATTAAGAAAGATCTATAAGAAGCTTTTAGAGATCGAAAGACGTCTGCCTCCAGCTTCAGAATCAGTTCAAGCCTTAGATGTGTTTGATGACTCAATTGTGGATGAAATATGATGGAACTTACTTTTAGAGATGATGTTGCTAATTTTAGTTCTTCTCAGCTTGAGATGTGGCTTTTTCGTTATGCTTGTATAGCAGAGCAAAAAGGCATCCAATGGGCTAAAGATAAAGCATTGTTTGAGTCTCTAGATGATAAGAAGAAGGTAGTCTTGGCCGATTCTTCTCCAATTGCTGGAAGCGAAGCTAGTAAGGAAAGAGAAGCCCATAAAAGTGAAACATACAAAGCTTATTTAGATGGCTTAAAAGAGGCTAGATTTAATTCCAATAAGTCGTGGGTGGAGTATAGTTCTGCTAAAGACAAGTTTGAAGCTTTAAGAAGCATTTTATCAAACAGGAGAGAAGAAGTTAAGAGAATGTTATGAATATAAAATATCTATTTGTTTTAATGTTTACATTAGTTTGGATTTATTTACTTAATAATTTTATTAAACTTCTAAATCTTAGAAGTGACCTATATTTTTATATAGGAGCTGTTTCAATAATAATTTTGATATTCAACTTTATTCCAATAATTAATTTAATCATTAAAAATAAGAGGAAAAAATGAAAAAGATAATTATAGTGGCTTTATTATTAAGTAGTAGTGCGTGCACAACACGTATTGGGCCTGGGCATGT